CTCCTACTCTAGTTGGATCACTAATAAAGTAAGTGAATTTTTTATTAAGTAGGTTATCTCTAATTTCTGTTTGAAATGCAGTTAAATATTCTCTAGGAATAACTTTAAATGATTGACCTGCTCCTGTGTTTATTACTATCATTGCTTATATAACGAATTAATTAATTTAATTTGTAAAATAAAAAAGCACCCTGATAAGAGTGCTTTCTTAAATTAAACTAAAATTAGATATATTATTAGTTAGGAGTAATCTGAGTTGCATTAGCAGTTATAACTCCTGCATCTACAAAAGCAGGTGCTTTTTCCTCTTGACCTTCAAGAGTTAGTGTAAATCCATATAGATCTCCTGCTGCTGCTCCAGTTACTACTGTACCTCCTGTTACTTCACATCCATTCTCTATACCACAAAGGAATTGATTTCCTAAGTAATCTTCTACTACCACGTGAGGCCTAGAAACTATAATTAGTTGTAGCTCTTGCTGAGTAGCATTATCTAAGAATGGCAATGTAAGATTAATGGTTTGTGCAAAGAATGTAGTACCATTTTCTCTAGAACTATTTACTGTAGATTCTAAAGAAGAGTTACCTTTTACATCAAACTCAAAAAAAGCAGGGCTTCCTGAAAAAGCAGATATAGTACCATCTGCATCTACAGTTACAGTACCTAGTGTACCAAAGTCAGCAAAGTAAACTTTTTTTACTCCACCAAATCCTGTTTTACAAGGTAATTTTCTTCCTGTTGTTAATGTACAAGCCATAATATTTAGTATTAAAAAAGGGTAGGCAGAATACTACCCACCCCTTTATATGTTAATTAATTTATTTATTAGTTAGCAGAGTTTGCTATACCATAAGTAACGATATCTTCTACAATTGCGTATTGTACGCCTGCAGTAAATCTCATTACTACTCTTACATTCTGTGATCCATCGTAGTCGGCCATATCAATAACACGAACTTCGTTCATATCATTTAATAGACCTGTTCCAAAGAATAAGTTAGATTTTTGAGCAGCAATCATATCGTTATCAGCTAATCCGTGAGCAACGAATAATTTCACACCATCAAAAGATAATGAACCATTATTCCACCACTGAGTACCCATATTGTTGGTACCATTAGCACCAAGACCTGAAGCACCAAATCCACCTAAAGCTCTAACATAAGCTCTTGCTATGTTTTGAGATACATAGATGTATAAATCTTCTTTTCCATATAATGCTGATGGAAGTGCATCTACTACAGATCCTAATTGTGCGATTACGTTTGAAGCTGTTACAGTTGTTCCTGCAATTTCTTGAGCAGCAGGTAAATCTGCATCTGTAGATAATAATTTAGTAAATCCGTTGAATTGTCCTGATGTAGCTGTGTCACCTGACCAAATATTTAACTCTGTTCTGTTAGCAACCTCAGCGGCAACTCTACTGATTACAAAATCAGAAAATTGTGGAGGTAAATTATCAAAAGCAGAGAATCCCATTTGAGCGGCTTCCCAATCTGAGTGTAGATCTTTTTTACAAATATCTAAATTTACTTGGAACTCTTCAGGTGTTAGGATCTTTTCTGTTAAAGTTAAAGTTCCTTGACCTGTTTGGAAGTCACAAGTCGCATCTTTTACGATAGTATCGAATGATGCTTTTTTCATAACTGCCTTATACTTTACGTTAGGCATTACTTCAATACCACCATTATCGATAGTTGAAGCTGACAAAAGAGCGGCACCGATGTATTTACCGGCAAACTCTCCTGCATAAGTTGATGTAATTGATACTGACATTTCTATTTAATTTTAGTTGTTAAGTTTATTTAATACTCTATCTAAAGTAGATTGTGGTCTGTTTTGTGCAAACTTTAAATTTACTTTATTTTTCGTTTCAGGGTTATGAGTAATAGGCTCAGCAGCAGGAGTTTCGCTTAATTCTTGTTTGATTTGTTCCTCTACTTCAGCCATTTCTTCTTTTTTCCCTTTTAATTCATCTATCATTCCTTTGATTTCTTCTACTGCAGATTCAAATTCTTCTTTAGTGATATATCTTTCTTGGTTTGCTTCTACCTCTTCTTCTTCCTCTACTTCTTCTTCAGCAGATTTGATTTCAGAGATTAAACCTTCTTCTTCTACCACTAAAAGCTGACCATCTTCCATAAGATATTCTCCTACAGGTACTGCAACTTTTTCTTCATCAGATACGATAAAAATTTCTTTTCCTGACTCAAAAGCTTCTGCTTCGAGTACAGTGCCATTTTCAAGTTTAGCTTGTGCTAACTCTACTTGGACTTCCTCAACTGATTCTTCAGTAGCTTCAACATTTTCTTCTAATTGAGTTTCCTCAACTTGATCAACGTTTTCTTCTACCTTTTCTTCACCTAAGAAAGCTTGGATTTTGTTTAGTATTTCGGTTGATTTCATATAAGTATAACGTGTTTAAATTTATATTTGCATTTTTATATATTTCCTATTCCTTGATTTGTTATATTTCCCTTACAACATTTCTTAGAATATGTATTATTTTCACATAAACAAGCTCTTTTACTGCCTTTAGGACTTGTCCTTGATGGTGTTAAAAAATCTAAAAATTTTCTCATCTGCCTTGTCCTCTATATTGTTTTGTGTATCCGTTTTGTCCTTTACTCGCATTTTTGCTATGCGGGTGTGATTTACGTTTTGCTTTTCTATAAACGCTTATTACTTTTCTTGCCATTAATTAATAGGTATGCAATTAGGTACTAATCTTCCGTTTTTCATTTTCATTCCGTATTGTCTATAACCATCGTAACAAGGTGCCTCTAAATCAATTAACTCTAAATCCTTTAATTTGCTTTCACTCCATCTTTTAGCGGCCTTACCACCCCATAATAAATAAGATATCGTACCACACGCTTTAGAATCTCCCTCATCGTAATATTCTTCTGCTCTACTTAAATAAGAGTACATACGTTTTATCGTTTCAACACTAACAGGTTTTCCTTGCGCCAATTGTTGTGCTCTTACTTTACCTACTTGCGTTGCACATTTATTACCTACCTTTTTGTTTAGTTCTAATCCTCTTTTTGCGTTGTTTTTTACGCCTGATGGATAATCACTATAACTTTCTAATTCTCTCCTTTGTCCGTTTTTTAATCGCTTATCTTCTTTTATAATTGATCGTATATGCGATAACATCTCACTTGCTTCAGCTTCTTCTATATCATCAAAGTCATTTACAGGCTCTTTTGGTCTTTCCATACGGTCAGCAAAATAACCCTCTATACTAAATCCTTTAACCCTGCCTGTTTTTACAAAATCATTCCATATTTCATCGTTGTTTACCTTAACAGCGCCCATCCAAGTACCAATTGGCATATTTAAACCATATTTACGACTTTTATCGTGTACCTCATCTTCTACTAACCAAGATTCTACCAATGTTAGTCCATTTATAGAATGTTGGTGTTCTAATGTAGCTTTAGATTGGTTACCATTCATTAAATATAGTTGTGATGCTTTTTCTACGGTTGATTTAGAGAAATAAATGTAATATTCTTCTTCTCCTTTTCTACGATAAATAGGTTTGTTAGGTATTAATAGAGGACCCATTAATATACGTTTCTCTTTGTTTATCTCTGCAAGTTTGATCTCCTCGCTTTTTAGTGCTATAAAATCTTCTTCAATTGCAGGATTTTCAACTACCGATATAGCTTCTATCCCTGTTATTTCGTTCTCGCCTAAAATAAGTTCGATAATCTTCATAATAGTATAACGTATTTTTTTATTTTTTTGTTTATCCTAAACTTGCACTACTCACAATATTTCTATCTAATTCTTGTGCTGTACTAACATCTCCTGATACCACATAAGCTCTTGGTGGTGCTTGATTACCTAATAATTCTGCTAATTGATTTGTACCACTTGCGCCTACTGTACTAAATTGTGGTGGAGAGGTTGTAACTGTTGGAGTACTAATAGCAGGTGTAGATTCTCCGCCTGTTGATCTTGCGCCTAATGATGCAGGTGGATTAGGTGTTTTGCTTCCTGCGATTTGTTTAACATTGGCTATACCTGCAGCGATAACTGCGGCAGCACCAATAAATCCAAATAGTCCTCCTTGCGCTAATGCCTTGTTGGCACCTGCGTATGTGTCTTGTAATGCCTGAACAATTGCAATAGCTTTTCCAAACTTAGAGTTTTGTCCTACTATACTTGCAATACTTCCTAAAGTAGATTTTAACTGATTTTCTTTAGCAATACCTAAATCTTTTTCTATTTTTTGTTGTTGATTAGAATTGTCTTGTTGGTAATCTAATAATTCGTTATTTGCATCTATATATGCTTGTGTACCTTCTTCAAAAGCATTTCTTTTCATTAACAACCTTTCTTCTTCAATGGCTCTTTCTGTTTGCAGGTTTTCTAACATCATTTGTATTCGCTTAACCTCATTTTGTTCCATCTCTGCATTAAATTGTCTTTCTATATTTTGTCTGTTTGCAACAGCTTCATCTTCTGATAATTGTAATTCTATCTTTTCTTTCAATAATGCAACTCTATTAGCTTCTTGTTCTGACATAAAACCCTCTATTTGAGCTTCAATGGCTGCTTTTTCGTTTCTTGCTTCTAATAATGCCAATCTATCTTCTTCTAAACCACTTAATTGAAATTGCAATTCTGCTTGTTGTATCATTAAATCAGCATTGGCTAACATAGATTTCTCCTGTTCTTCAAGTGTTGCCTTTAGATTATCATTTGCTTTTATTCTATCATCTATACTTTTAAGGTCATTATCTCTGATTTGTCTTTGTTGTTCTGCTTGTCTATCGTATTGTTCTATTAGACCTTGATTTACAATTCTTGCCTCTGCGGCTGATTTTTTTAGTTGTTCATTAGCTTTTACGTTTTCAGCTATTGACTTAACACTGATAGTGCTTAAACCCTCAACTAATTGCGTACCTACATTACCAACCTCGCTTACGGCTTCACCAAAATCGTTTACAATTGCGACACCTGCCTCTGCAATACCAACAGTAGTATCTACAAGGCTTTGCTTAGTTTCATCTATTTTTTGATTAAGTGCTTCTATTTTTTCTGTATCACCACTACCGAGAAACGATTGTTCCCAAGCAAGTTGTGCGTTGTAAAAACCTAATGCCAAACCATCAATAAGTAATTTAAATGGTGCTAAAGCTATTTTACCAACATTACTGATCACCCTGCCTAAAGCATCAAAGTTCTCTGTTGTAGAGGTTAAATTTGTAACAACACCAACTAAAACATTACCTATTTCGCTAAATACTTGTCCGATAGTGCCCATAACAACAGCAAATGTGTCAGCAACTTGTTGATTACTATTTATAGCATTTTTTAGCAATTCAAAGGCTTTTTGTAATAAAAATATAATACCTCCTGCTTGTCCTATTGTTTTAAGAGTATTACCAAATCCTTTTGCACCTTTTTCAGAATCTTTAGCAGCTTTTTCGTTAGCTTCAAACGATTCTTTTACTTGATCAAGCTCTTTCTTTAATTCTTCTACTTGTTCAATAGCATTTTGGTATTTTAATTTTAATTCTGCTTCAATTACTTGTCCCATAATCCTTTTTTAAAGTTGTTATATACCTCTTTTACGCTATCAGGATATTTATATTTACCCTTAGCTATTTTTATGTTTTCTGTTTCGCCTTTTGCATAAGGCAATAATTCTAATATATTTTTTATCATGTTAAAACGCTATTAGTATAGGTTAATGTTTTTACTATAAGTTCTAATTCTGATTTGCCTGTTGCTAAGTTTGTAGTTAAA